TCGATGCGGGTGAAGTAGCGCAGCTTGCCACCGCGCTCCCAGATCGGGAACCCGGTCTCCTGGTCGATCCACCACTCGATCAGCTTGGCCACCCACGAGTCGGGGTCTGGGTTGCAGGTCGCGAGGGTATAGGGCTTGATGCCGCAGCCCGAGCGGTTGCGGCTCTGCAAGTACCAGAACTGAGACTCCAGGAAGTGCGTCAGCTCGTCGAAGATCAGCAGCGCAATCTGCGAGCCCTGCTTGTGGTAGACCGTGTTCTCGTATTGGAGGTGATCCATCGAGATGCGGGCGCCCGATGGCCACCGCCACTCCGCCGTGTGTTCGAGTGGGCGGGCCCCCATGGGCAGGTAGAGCTTCACGCTCTCATCCCACAGGCCGCCCTGGTCGCGAATCTCCTCCATCGACCGGCGGAAGAATGTGCAGCGGAAGTCAGGCAGATGCACCCACTTCACCGGCGCCAGCAGCTCGGCGTGCGTCTTCCCGCACCCAGCCGTGCCGCCCCCTATCGTGATGTCGGCCGGAGACGACAGGAAGCGGACCTGGAACCCGGGCTGCGGTCCGACAACGATCTCGTCGTCGTCATTCCGCGCTTGCGCCTGGCTCGCCATCGTCCCCTGGCTCCGGGTCGTCGGGACCGCGGCCGTTGTCCGGGAGATACGCCACCACACGCAGTGGAGCTCCGTCCTCTCCCGACACCTCGAGATGCTGCTTGGGCTTCCCCCGCATCTGCTCGTTCCATAGCTTGCGGTCTGCGGCGCCCTTTGGGCCAGGCGTCAGCGCGGACGTGTAGATGGCCAGGATGATGCGGTCATCGCGCGTCTGCCCGTTTGCCACGACCTGCATGGCAAACTCGCGAAAGCGCGCGTTGGCCTGCGCCCAGTGGTTCGTGCCGGTCTTGTTCAGGCGCTGCCCTGGCTTGATCGCGTGCTTGCGCAGCACCTCGCGGCTGCCTGGGGCGTTGCCGTTGTTGACGCGGCCGTCGGGCTTGGGCTCCTCCGTCATCGGCGCGTCGTCAGCCATGGGCCACCGAACAGCAAAACGCCCGGCCCCATGTCATGGGCACCGGGCGCTGATTGACAGTCTCGTGGGCTACGCAGACAGGCGATGCGAGGTGACGGCTGTGCTCGACGCGGCCGGGAATTGCTCCCAGCGCTTCCCTTTGTGCAGCGCTACTTGCACGCGAATCCTGTGCCATCTCTGCGGGTGGTACGTCCGCACAGCGCCCACGTCAAGAGCGCATCGCTCACGTATTGGGCTCGATCTTCCAGTCGGCGCGCGATCTTCTGGACTCAGAGCCCAGGCAGCACTACCCCATCCCGTCAGGCGAGGAAGACTCGGCCCGCTCTTGACGGTATTTCGTGGCCCCCGACCAGCCGACAGCCGCGACCGTGCGCCGTGGAGTCGCCTTGGCTACGCCGTCCGCTCCTTCGAGCTCGCACTCGCAAGTCGTCCCAGCCATGCCGCTGATGCGCCGCTTGCTGCGTCCTGGTCGTATTCATTGGGACCGGCTTGGGGTGGTACGCGGTCAGCGCGCGTTCGTCAACCGCCGTTCACTCTGCCGCGGCCGGCTTCAACCGCGTCCCGCCCCGCGGATCCGCCCGACTGACCACCATCTTCCCGTCAACCAACCACACCCACCGAGGCCCGTCGTCGGTGTCGGCCTTCCAGCAGCCAGGGCGGCCCAGAAGTGCGTGCACCGCCCCCACCTCGAGCCGCTGGCCGTTCGCCCGCACGATGCTGAGCAGCCGCTTCCGCACCGCCACTTGCCCTTGGTGGATCGCGCAAGTCTTGGTCATCAGGCGACCCTCCGCTCGCGCTCAAGCAGCATCTGGCCCCACGCCAGCAGCTCCGGGTTGCCCTCGACCGCCCCCACGCTGTGCATGACGGTGGAGTGGTCCCGGTGGAGCGTGCGCCCGATCGTGGGGTAGCTCAGCCGGTAGCGGCGCCGCAGCAACCAGGCCGCCAGGTGGCGCTTCTGCGACATCTCGCGGTCTCGGCCGACGCCACAGAGTTGCTCCGGCGTGGTGCCGAGCTCAAGCGCCACGATGGCGATCTTCCTCCGGTGGAGCTGGCCGCGGGACCGGCGGATCGTGTTGACGTTCTCGGCGCCCCAGTCCACGCCCAGGCGGTAGCCGCCGTCGATGCCGGCCTGAAGGCCACCCTCGGCGGCGGCGTGCAGGAAGACCTCGCGTCGTTCGGTTTCGGCGGTGGTCACGACTTGCGCTCCCTTCTCACGGCGGAAGCTATCTTCCGCGCCAACTCCCGTACCCGCTGGCTCTCGACTCGCAGCTCGACCCCGGAGAACGCCGCCACGATGGCGCCCACGTTCGCGGTGTAGCCGCTGCTGCCGTCCAGGTCACCGGCGTAGAAGTCCAGGGCGCGGGCGTGGTTGATCCGTCGCTTCTTGGCCAGCACCCTCGCGCCGGCCTCGATGTTGGTGCGCGTGTCCTGGAGCTCGGCCACCGTCATGCCACGCACGGGCCAGTTGGTGCAGTGGCCGCGCCGCAGCCTGCACGCCACGCCAAGCAGCCCCACATCGACAACCTTCGGGCCGTTGCGAAGGTGGCGCTTCGTCGGGCGCATTCCCGTCTCAAGCACCGCGATGGCAAGCATGGTCGCCGGCTCGCGGGTGGTCGCCAGCGCGGCGGCGACAGCCTGGCATCGGTCGGCCTGCCACGGCTGGCGTAGCGCGTGCGCCACTGTGCAGACCAGCGCGGGCGTGACCTCGACATCGTCGGCGCGCGCGGGCACCACGTACAGCAGCGCCGCCCACGCGAGCGCGAGGAGCTGGAGGGTGAGGCGCATGGTCATCGGCTCAGCCTCCTAGCCGCCTCGTCGTTTGCGCGGCACACAGCGTTTGCGCGGCACACAGCGTCCAGCCACGCCTTGCGCTCGGCCCGTACGGCGCGGTCGACCTCGCGGCGTACGATGTCGGCTACGCCAGGCATGTGCTCGTCGGCGTCGACCGACGCTAACCACTCCGAGTTGAGTATCCGCTTCCGCATCGCCTCGAAGTCGCGCTTCTTCATCGCCCGTTCCTCCCGCGCGCCACCGCCTCCTCGAACGCCGCCCGGTTGCTCCCGCGCCAGGGGTGGTCGGCGGCTGGCGTGCTTCCTGCCGCCGCTCTGGCGGCTCGTACGCGGTCCCAGTTCACAAACCCCGTCCGCACCGTATCGCGCCCGCGCTGCCTCGGTGGCGGCGCCGTGCTGATGTCAGGACGCACGATGCCTTTCGCGCGGGCCTCTCGGCAGGCGTCGCAGCCTTCGGTGTGCCACTTCGGGGCGCCGGTCTTGTTGTGCGAGGTGCAGAGGACGCGGCCGTCGCGGGTGCGGTGCAGGGCGGGGGTTGTCATGGGGTTGGCTCGTCGGTCGTCGGCTCGGTGACGATGTCGGCGATTCGTTCCATCAGCGTGATCGCCAGCGGGCCCAATGTTGGTTCGTCGGAATCTGGGTGGTTGATCCACTCCAGAACGGCGGTTCCTACCTGGTCTAGTTTCTGCTTTTCGGTCATGGGGTTTCCTTCCTGTGCAAACGGTGGCAGTGCTGCGGCTCATCGGCTGTCCTGCCCTGCGCGCGCTCGGTTGCAGCAAAGCCCGCGCGCTGTTGGCAATCCCAGCACGCGCCCTTGGCCTTCGCGGCGTCGGCGGCGGCATGGTGAAGTGCCCACAAGGCGCGGTCTTCAATTGGGGTTGCGCTCATGCTTCCCTTCCGTCTTGCCAGCTCGGCCGTTCCTCCGGGCCGTCCGGTTCGTCGGCCAGATCCGTGAAGTGCATCAGCGGCGTGTTGAAATACAGGTGCGCGATCCCGGTCGGGCCGCCACGGTGCTTGCCGACGATCAGCTCCGCCGGTCCGGGCTGCCGCCGAGCCGCCTGGTCGGCCGGGTCGATCTCGCGGTACACGAACAGGATCACGTCCGCGTCCTGCTCGAGCGCGCCGCTCTCCCGGAGGTCGCTCGGGATGGGGCGCCCGCCGCGCTCCTCGGCCCCACGGTTGAGCTGGCTCAGGGCCAGCACCGGGATCCCGAGTTCCTTCGCCAGTTCCTTCAGCGCGCGGCTCATCTCCGCCACGACCTGCTCGCGCGTCGCCGAATTCCTGGCCTTCAGCACCCTGGTGAGTTGCAGGTAGTCCAGCACCATGATGCCGAGCCGCTGGGGCTGGCCGTTCCTGGCCGCGCAGTTGGCCGCGTGCCAGTGGCGCGTCACCGAGACAATGCGGTCGATGGTTGAGCTGTCCTCGTCAAGCCAAAGTTCTGCCGGTAGCACCTTGCCGGCGGCGCCCTGGAGCTTCTTCCATGCCGCGAGGTCGAGCCGCCCTCCCGTGATGTCGTATGCCGGGATCCCAGACTCGCGCGACAGCACGCCCTCGACCAGCTCCTGGTTCTGCATCTCGCGCTCGAACACCAGCGCCGGCACGCCGTGCGTGGAAGCGTAGAGCGCAATGTCGAGCGCCAGCGATGTCTTGCCATCCCCGGGCCGGCCGGCGAGGATGTGGAGTCGCGCCGGCTTCAGGCCGCGCAGCAGCCGGTCGGCCTGCCGCAGACCCGTCATCACCCCAACGGGCCGCTCCCCGCGCTGGCGCGCCTCTATCTCGTCCAGCGCGCCGCCAAGCAACGATTCCAGCTTCTGTGGCCCCTTGCCCTGACCGGCCAGCCCAAGGGCCGCCACGCCTTCGCGCGCGAGCGCCAGCACCTCGTCTACCGGCTGGTTGCCCAGGGCCGCGCTCTGCACCTCAGCGGCCAGCGCGATCAAGCGGCGAAGGGTGGCCTTCTCGCGCACGATGCGGGCGTAGTGGCCGACGTTCTCGGCCGTCGGGACCGCCTTGGCCAGCTCGATTAGGTAGGCTTGCCCGCCCTCGAGGCGCCCCAGCACGCCGGCGCTCTTGAGCTCGTCGCCGACCGACAGCACGTCAACCGGCAGGCGCCGCCCGCGGAGCGCCAGCATGGCGGCGAAGACCTCACGGTGCGCCGGCATCATGAAGTCGTCGACCGACAGCGCGACCGAGACGGCATCGAGCACCGCGGGCTTTACCAGCACGCCGCCGAGGGTGGACTTCTCGGCGTCCAGGTTGTGGGGGGGCTCGCGGGCGAAGTCCACGTCAGTACCTCGCCTGCATGGGGGCTGGCTTGCCGTTGATGGACTTTGGGCGCTGGTCTGGAGGAACCCGCAGTCCGTCGAATGACGACACGAAGAATGCGAACTTGTGCCCTGCCTCGACCGTCCGGGGGTCGCCGCGGGCGAGGAATTCGTCCACGATGCGCTCCCGGGCTTCCCAGTCGGCGGCGCGCTCTACCTCGCCCTGCTTGTCGAGCTGGTCCTGTAGGTTGGCCGTCGCCTTGGCGTCCGAGCTGCACCCGCGCTGTTTGCCCCTGACCTGCCAATACCTGGCGTTGAAGTAGCACAGCCAGTCATGGGCAGACTTGGCACACTCGTTGCTCTTCTCCGGATCTGCCTCTGGAGGAGAAGATCCAGGAGAAGAGAGAGGATCTCCTATCCTACCGTTTTCACCAACGCTTTTTTGCCCGTCACCTTTCGCGTTAGGTGACGCGTTACCATGACTGCACCTGTAACGCTGTTGCCTTTCTGCTGTTGTCTTCCTGGTTCTCTGCAGGTACTCCACGCCGGCCCCGGTCTTGTCCGCCCACCCATGGATCGACAGCGTGCCGTCAACGTCGTCCAAGAACCCGGCGGCGACCATGCACGAGACCGCCCTACCGGCCTTCCCGCGCCACCCTATCGCGTCCTCCAGGTCCTGGTGCCCAATGTCGTCCAGGCGCCCGTCCTGCGCGTTCTCTGCGGCCCAAGCCCACAAGCGTAGGACCGGCTCAACCGTCCCGAGCTCGCGCCGCAGCTTCATTGTCTTGCGATGCGTGAAAAAGCTCACGTACAGGCGAATCCATGGGACGGGCGTCATCTCAGCCCCTCAAGGCGACCACCCGTCAACCCAACTTCCGCAGGTTGCTGAGACGAGCTTCCACCGGGGAGGGTGGGCGCCTTCAAAGGTTGAACGACTGGAAGTCTCATCTCAGCGAGCCCATCCAAACACGTCAGGCGGCGCCTGTCAACATAGAATCGCCCGGCACACCTACGCCACCCCTCTCCGCCGCTCGAGCAGCACCACCTCGTTGCCCAGCGCCTCGGCCGCACTTTGCTCCCAGCGCCGCCGCTTGCGTTCCCCGTGCCACGCCAGCACGGTCGCGACGTTGGCGGCGAGGGAAAGGAGGAGGCAGAGGTAGAGCATGGTCATGTGGCACCGCCGAAGTTGAGGACTTCTTGGGATAGGCGGCGGGCGGCCTGTTCGCAACACCGCTCGTCGGTATCGCAGCCGATGGCCTTGCGCCCCAGTTCCTTGGCGGCTCGCAGGGTGGTCCCCGATCCCATGAACAAATCGAGCACCAAGTCACCGGGCCGCGAGCTAACGCGAACCATTTGGGAGATGAGCCCCATCGGCTTCTGTGCAGGGTGGATTCGGTCGCGCTCAATCCCAAAGCGCCACACGTCTCCCCATTGGTCGGCAGCCGTGAGGAAGAACGGGCGCCGCAGGTCTTCGTAC